AGGCTGCGGCGAACTTCTAATCCAAGGAGGCAATCGCGCTGGAAAGTCAGAATTTGCCGCCAAGCGCATCGTGCAAATGATGACGGCAAAGAAAGGCGCGAAGGTGTGGGTACTAGGAATGACGGCGCAATCCAGTATCCGCGACCAGCAACAACTGATTTACAAATACATCCCGACCGAGTGGAAGAACATTAAGAAGGGCAAAGTTCAGAACGTAAGTTTCAGCCAGAAAAACGGTTTCACCGAAAACACGTTCATTCTCCCAAATGGATCGCAATGTTGGTTTATGAATTATAGCCAAGAAATGCGAGTGATCGAGGGTGGCGAGGTGGACATGATCTGGTGTGATGAGCTTGTGCCATTGACTTGGATTGAGACGCTGCGATTTCGGCTGGTTACGCGGGCTTCAAGCCACGAACTATCTGGTCGTTTGCTACTCACCTTCACGCCCGTTGATGGATACACGCCGACCGTGAAGGAGTATCTGTCTGGATTTAGAGTGCTGGAAACGCGCCCAAGTCCGCTTCTCCCCGACACCGTGAATGTGCCGGGATGCCCCGCTGGAACCATGCCGTACACGGCGCAGTGTAGGAAACCCAACTCCCGCGCCATGTGGTTCTACACAGACATGAACCCGTACAACCCCTATGAGGAAATGAAGAAAACCCTCAAGGGCGAAAACAGCATACAGATTAAGCTGCGGGCGTATGGGTTTGCGGAGAATTTGTCGGGGAATCAGTTTCCAAAGTTTTGCGACTCACACATTCTGGAAGCCGACAAAATCCCCGAACACGGAACCAACTACATGGCAGTTGACCCGGCTTGGAACCGGAACTGGTTCTGCCTCTGGATTCGCGTGGACGACCGGGGGCGCAAATTCGTTTACCGAGAATGGCCAAATCGTCACGACTATGGGGAGTGGGCAGTGCCGGGGGAGAAGATGGATGGAAGTCCCGGCCCGGCGCAGAGTGTTGGGGCTGGGCGCGGCCTACCCGAAGTGAAGGAAATTATTGGCGAACTGGAAAACGGGGAAGATATAGAAGCCAGATATATAGACCCCCGCGCTGGAGCTTCGCAAGCCGCTGGGCGCGAGGGCGGCACAAGCATCATTGATCTGTTAGGGGAAGGGGAAGACCCGATGTATTTTGAGCAAGCCGCTGGAATCTCAGTGGCGAACGGACTCACTATCGTAAATGATTGGTTGAATTTTAATCAGTCCGAGCCAGTCACGGCAGTTAATGAGCCAAACCTTTATGTGAGCGAGGAATGCGGCAACCTCATTTATAGCTTGCAGGAATGGACTGGAAAAGACGGGGAGAAGGGCGCGAGTAAAGACCCAATAGACACGCTCCGCTATTTAGCCGTGATGGAGCCGATTCATGTGACTGAACTCACGTTTGCCGCGTCTGGAGGGGGAGGATATTGAGCATATACGAACTACCAATTTTGGTGAAGCCAGCCGACGTTGTGAGTGTGACGGGGTTGAGCCGCCGAGAACTACTTTTACTGGAGAAAGCCAAAGTGTTGAGCGTTTTTAGAACGACTGGAAACCAACGCCGCTTCTACCGGGACGAAATAATTAAACTTTTGAAAGAACAAAAAAATGGAAACAACTGATAAGTTGGCGATGGCGAGCGAATCGCCAGACATACGAGAACTGGCAGCGGAATATAGTCGTAGTTTACACGATGGAGAATCGCTGGAAAAAGTATCTGCCGTAGATGATGTGCGTTATACGCGGTGGGAAGGACAGACGGACGATGGGCGTAAGCACAGTGAACACTTGCCCGATGGGGATGAGGCTTTCCCGTGGGAAGGCGCGAGCGACACCCGCATCCCGTTGGCCGACCAAATCATCAACGACTCTGTGGACGTATTGACCACTGGATTTAGCAGGGCAACGCTGAAGATTGGTGGAACCGAGATAGGCGACGTTGAAACTGCCGCCGTGGCGAACAACATGATGCGGTGGCAGCGCGACACCAAACTCTACCACACGCTAAATCGCGAAGCCGAACTACTGGCCCAATACGGTCAGCAATATGGTTGGAGCGTTTTGTTTGTTGGCTGGGAGCAGAAAAGCGCAGTTAAGGCGCGGACGTTAACGATGCAGGAGATTGAGCAGTTGGCCGCACAATCCGAGGGAGAACTTAACGCGCTACCGGAAATGATAGCCGACCCCGAACAGGAGGAACAAGTTGCCGAGATTCTGCAAATGCAGTCGCCGGGGATGAGTAAGAAGCGGGCGAGGGAAGCCGTTGGAGAGTTGCGGGAGTTTGGTGAGACGCAAGTACCACAAGCCTACTTGGCCACGAACCAGCCCGTGGTGGCTGCGCTCAAGCCTTGGGAGGAAGTGAGCTTGCCGCCAGAGACGACGGACTTGCAATCGGCGCGGGTTATATTTAGGCGCGTGTTTTTGAACGAGGTGGAGTTGCGGGCCAAGATTGTGGACGAGGGCTGGAACGAAGACTGGGTGGACTCGGCAGTTAAGACTGCGGGCAAATCCACGGAGTTCCACGACTTCAGCCAGACTATATCAGACATGACTGCCGACCACATTGACCGGCAAGACAATCTGATAGAAGTGGTTTACGCATACACCCGACAACTGGACGACAACGGCATACCGGGAATCTACTACACGGTGTTTAGTCCAATGGCGCAGTCGGACGACGAGGGCAACGACACCTTCGCCAAGCACGAACTACTGGATTACGCGCACTGCCGTTACCCATTTGTGGAGTATCGGCGCGAACGCCTAAAACGCCGCATCACGGAAAGCCGTGGAGTGCCAGAGATTTGCAGCACTTGGCAGGACGAGATCAAAACTCAACGAGACGCCGTGTATGACTCAACCAGTTTTGAAACGCTGCCGCCAATCATGGTGAATAAGCGGCTGGGTCTTGCGAATAAGATTGGCCCGGCAGTGCAGTTGCCAGTGATGAAGGCTGGAGATTATGAGTTTATGCGACCCCCGGCTCGCCAGCCCAGCACTGCATTTAATCTAATAGAAGCAGTGGAAAGGCAAGCGGACGAATACTTCGGTCGTGCGAACCCGGCAATCGCGCCAGCCCAAACCCAACTCAAGCAACAGCGCATGGTGAATAACTGGTTAACCGTCTGGACAGAAGCGTATCAGCAAATGTTTCAGTTAAGTTTGCAGTATTTGTCGCCAGAGGAAATTAGCCGAATCACTGGAACTGACATAGTACCGCCGAGCGATATGTACCAGTTTGATTTTGTGTTGAAGTTTGATGTGCGGGAACTGGACACAGACTTCGTAAATTCCAAACTCTCCAACATCGCGCAGTATGTTGTGCCGCAGGATGTGAGTGGAGTGCTGGATAGGAACAAGCTAATCTCCATGATAACGCGGGCTATTAGTCCCGACATTGCGGAGGAACTGGTGATTGACCAAGCCCCGGCATCGCAGAAGATGTATGAGGAAGTGAAGTCGCAAGTTGGTCAGATGATGCTGGGTAACGAACCCTCCTACACGGAGAAAGACCCGGCGGCTCAGGCCAAACTCCAATACTTGCAGGAGATAATGAGCCGCAACCCGAAAGCGCAAGCCGCACTGGAAAGCGACGAGCTATTCGGGCAGTTGATAGAAAACTACACCAAAAACCTCCAAATGTCCGTGATGCAGCAGCAAAACGCGCAGATTGGACGCATTGGAGTTAATCAAATTACATGATGCAAAATCTAACAGTGTTCCAATGGCAGGGTGAAAACCAACTTTGGGACGCTATACTACAAAATCTGGATGCCGCCATTGATGTGGAGTTGGTGACGGCAGTGGGTTCAGAGATCGAGGGCGAGGCGCGAATACAGCAATGTGGTCGAGCCGATGGACTTCTGGACTTTAAAAGTCATTTAGTTGAGTTGCGTGATACTGCGATGGCGAAGCTCAACTAGGTATAGGCATAGGTGTACGTTCCATAGACAGCCGCTCATCCTTCGGGGTGGGCGGTTTTTTTTATTTTCAAAAACCCATCAAAACTATTCAAAACTATATAAAACTGCACACATATAGTAGTTAGTTTTCGACTTCTCCCTCTCCCCTTCGTTTATAGCGGCTGAAAGGTTTTCTGCGTAAACCTACAAACGCTGCCAGCCCAACTTGCGGGGCTATAAATCAGCATGAGCGATAAGACAATTGCCGACAGTGGCGCGGCACAAGTGGAAGCCACAACGAACATTGGTGAACTATTGGACACCGATGGTTTAGCGAACCAACTGGAAAGGTTGTTGGATAGCGAACCGGAAGAAGCACCGGCTTCTAACGAAGAAAACGCTAACGAGGAACTTCCTCCCGATGAAGGCGAGTCGAGTGACGCGCTGGAGGATGAGGAAAGTGCCGAAGAAACTGCTCTTTCTCAGAACGAAGATGAACCTGCGGAGGCTGAACCGGCTTTAGACGCAGATGAGGACGATGTGGAGGAACAGGCCGAGGGCGACAACCCCAACAAAGGCTTGTTAAAACGCATTGACAAACTCACTGCAAAAAGACGGGAAGCTGAAAGCAAAGTGGATTCACTGGAATCGGAGGTCGCCAAATTACGCGCTGAACTAGACGCCAAGGAGGAACTTCCCACTGTACCAGCAAGTGACGCATCCAATCCATACTCGCACCTAAATTCGGTGCAAGCGGTTGAAAAGGAATTAGATCAAGCCGAGGAAGTATTGGAGTGGTGCGAAGATAACGCGGATGGCGCGGTGGTTAAAAACTCAAAGGGCGAGGAAATAGAATACAGTGCAGAAGATATTCGCGGAGTTAAGAAGAATGCGCGGAAAGCACTCAAGCGTCATTTGCCCAAGCGACTGGAATACTTGAAGGAGGAATCGGAGGTAGCAGGACAAGTGGAGGAAGTCTTTCCATACTGGAAGGACAAGTCTTCACAAAGCTACCAAGAAGCCATGCAAATCCTTCGTAATCGCCCCGATTTGCGAAACCACCCTACATGGAAAGCGGACGTAAGTATGTTTTTGCTGGGTCTGCAATCTTATAGGGAAATGGTGAATAACACTGGAGCGAAAAAGGCTGCGAAGAAGGAAGTGAAGGCTGCGCCTAAACAACCGGCTGCGCCCGCTGCCGCTCCAGCACAAAAGAATCCAACTAAAGCCCGTTCAGCCGCCGCTAGGAAGAATTTTGGTTCTGACAAATCAGTAGACACTTTGGCCAATATATTAGAATCGGACTATATATAGTCCAAATTAGGGGGATATAACAAATGGCACTTCTTTTAGAGAGGGGATATAACGGCACTCAATCGGGTGGCAGAGAGGATTTGTCTGATCTTATCGCAAATGTTGATGCTCGCAGCACACCTTTTACGTCTATGGCGAAAAAGGGCAAGAAGCCGGGCAACGTGTTGATGGGTTGGCAAATGGACGCATACGAAGACCCGCAAGTAACGGGAACCGTGGATGGTACTGATGTAGATATGACTTCTGCCGGTAGCTTCACTAACCCGGCGAAAAACCGCGCTTTGATGCAGAACTACGCACAGATTTTCCGTCGCGTATTTCGTGTTTCAAGTCTGGCAAACGAAATTCAAGTCGTTGCTGGAGTTAAGTCGGAAC